TTTGCAAAATTATCATTATAAAAATTATTCCACGTGTAAAAATTATAACGATACGTTATAAATAAAAACTCACGCACTAATTTTTTATAATTTACTTGATATATATTATTGTATTCTAAAATAATATCTATTACTCCTTCTGGCAACTGCAAAAAACTTTTCATTATAAATATTACTTATTTTTTCTTGTTCCACCCTTTTTTTTATGCTGTTTTTTTGTTTTTGTTTTTTTTCCTCCTCCTATTTTAGTTTTTTCTAAGCCTGTTACTAAATCATCTACTTCCTGACTATCTTCTATGTCAGAGTCATCATCTTCAAACATGTTTCCCAATTCTTCCGGACTTGGAAATTCACAAAGGTATTCTGTATAAATATAAAACGCTTTCCATTTATCTAGTGATAAATTAAATTCCGCAAATGATACATCATCTGTATTTCTATCAAAAAAAGAACTTTTCACTTCTTCCATTCTAACTTTTTTATTTTCTATGATTCCTTCTTTTGTTATTTCATTATTATTACTATTAGCATTAAACATCAAGATATTTAAATTTTTCTTAACATTTTGTAAAGTAGGAATTAAATCTTCATTAAATAGGTTAGTATTTAAATTTTTAATGTCATTCAATTTTAATGCATCTTGTTCTTCTAATAATTTGTTTAATTCTAAAATTTCCTTCTTTTCAATCTCTTTTTTATCTTCATCTTCATTTTTATACAAATATAATTTTGATAAATAACAATAAAGTAAATAATCTTCAAGTAATAATGCTAAAGCATTTTTTGGATCTTGTTGTTGTTGATACCATTCTTTAATAATTTTATAATTATCTTCTGAAAAAATCATTTCGTCATTTAGTTCACATCCACCTTCTCTACATAAATCTACAAACATTTTATGATTCGTTCCTACCTTATATTTTTCACCGAAAAATAGAATATCACTTAAAACTTCATAACTATTACTATAATTTTCTATTAAATGACGAACTAAATATAATTTATGCTTTTCTTTTAGTGTTAAAGGAACAAAAAAATTCTGAACTTCCTTTACAGAACAGGATAAATACATACTCTTTTCATTAAACTCATATAGAGCTTCAAAATCTTCTCTATTAGTTTCTATATTTATAAAATTAAATGCACCAACCATCGGATAAAACATACTATAATCAGCAGAATTACATACAAACATTTCTTCGGTTTTTTTATCTTGTATAAATGCTTGCATATTTACAGTTATATAACAAACCAAATCACCTAATGATTTTAAAATTGACTTGGCAAAGATTTCCATATCATATTCTCCTCCTTTTATTTTGTCTGCTTTCTCAGGATTAATTGAATCAGCCATTAATTTAGCCATTTGACTTGCTGCCAAATTATCAAGATTTTCTTCAAAAATATAATCATCAAACTGTATGTTTAATTTCCATTTACCATTTCCATATTTTAATTGTATTAATTCAGACCCATCAAGTGGATTTATGACAATTACCTCTGGAATTCCAACTGTTTTTTTGTTTTCTTTCACTCCTAACGAATCAAACCAACTATAAAATCCTGTGTTTATTTTATATTGAGGACTACTTCCTGCATCTAAATCTAATAAAGGATATTTTTCTTTACTTATTGGTCTTAAATTTTTTGTTTTTGGTATGGCATAAGCTGCTTTATTATCCGCATCACTTGTAAAATTAATAACATTTTCTGAATAAGTAAGAGTTTTCAAAATAGGAATTTTAAACGCTTCAAATGCTGCTTCTTTTTGAAGTGGTGTATCAACTCTTTCTATATCAGACTTGAGAGTATTCATAGACGTAAGAAAATTCTCTCTATCTTGATCTGGTATTTCACTATCCTCACTTACTCGACTAATAATATCATCTATTGGTGTGAGCGCACGTTCTCTTTCATCTTTACTATTTACACTAATTGATCTAAAACGACCTTGATGCTTTGCTGAAATTCGTTTATATTCTTTTATTTCTGGATCTTTTAAATCTTTTATAGTTTCTTTAATCACACTTATCTTTTCCGCTTCTGAAGAAATATTTGTTTCACCGCTTAAATTTTCTATTTTCCAAAACTTGGGAATAGTGCCTTTTACATAAGCTGGAGCATATAATTGCATATTAACTTCTTCGTTTGCAGTCACTAAACGAGGCATATCATCATTAGATAATAAAGCACAGATAATTTTTCCCATTTCAGTTTCTGATAATTTCTTTTTTTTCTTTCCTTTATAATTATCTATTATTCCAATAGTATTATTCCAACATTCATTATTTGCACCTTCACCTCCTGAACTGTTTAGTTTATTTTTTAATTCTTTAGAAACATTAATAAAATTTTGATTGATTATTTCAAGATTACTCCCTTTAATACTTGGATGGTCGTTAAAGTCGTGTGTTAATTCAGTTAATAACATAAAAAATCCAAGCATATTATACGATAGCTTTACTTTCTTAATATCATTATTATCAACATAGAAGTCCATATTAAATAAATGTCCTATATCATCACCTGGTGTTGGTTGATTTCCATCATATCTTATATCATTTAATAATGTTGCTTTCGTGTTATTAATATTTAACATATGATAAATAATTAATTCATCTCCATTAAGAGATACTTCGTATGTATCTTTATTGTCATCAACTTGTGTTTTATCAATAAAAGCAATTTTATTTGAATTTCGTTTAAGTTTTTCTATTGTTTCTTTTTTTGTTTCTTCACCTGCATCATCATATAATGGTTGTAATAAATTTTTCTTTTGTAATACTCCTTTTTCAAGAATAAATTCTTTTTCTTCAACAAAACTCAAAACCTTATTGTAATTTTCAAAAACCAGCTCTTCGTTGATTTGTCTAATTTCATTTATAAAATTAGCTAATTTATTTTTCAGAAGTTCCTGAAGTTGCTTAATCTTTGCTCCTGATTTATTTTTTGTATCTAATACTTTCAAACCATTATTACCACTAACTTGTAAAAGCATTATAGCCACAACCTTTTTAAAAAATTCAATATTTTGGCTATCTGATTTTTTTACTTCAGGCACAGGTAAAATTTTATAATTAATTTCATAATCATTTTCATTAAAATAAATAACTTTTATTAAACCAGGGTCTTCAGTAACTTCTATAACAATAAATTCGTTACCATCATCATTATGAATAACAATATCTCCCTTTTTAATTTCATCGCCCTCACCTCCAACCTGCAAATTCGGTTTTATCATTTCTTCGCTTAATAATAATCTATTTATAGATACTAACTTTGGCTCAGATATTTCTTCTTTATTTACATAATCATTCGTTTCTGAATCTGGGAATATAAGAATATTATCACCATCAATTTTTATAATTACTCCCTCATTAGGATCTTCACCATAACCAATATATCTATCTCCTACTTTTATATTATCTGGAAATTCTGCCATTACTTATAATAAAACCACATAAAAAACCTGAAAAAATATCGTATATGTAAAAAACTACATAAACATATTTCATTTTTTAAATAAAATATGTCAAGTATTAATAATCTTGATGAAAAACATAATGAAATGTTAGATTTATTCCATCATAATGAAACGATAGAAATACCTAAACTTCAAAAAGAAAAAGAAATCCTCAAATCAAAACTTACAAACCTAAAGAAAAATCAAATTGATACTAAACTTGATATTCAAGACCAAATTAAAGAACTTTCTAAAAAAATTAAAAAACTAAAACTGGAAAAAAAGAACTATTTTCTTGATAATTCCAAATACATTTTTGATTTTTATGAGAAAAAAAAAGAAATCTCCAATAGTTCTAATGTTTTACATCAAAACACGAATGTATTAAATTCATTTTTTAAAATCAAAGCTACAAACGACCAGTCTTCAGATTTAGCTAATGAAAAATACAACCAATCCAAAAATGCATACAAAAAATATTGGCATAATATTTACAAAGATGTTGGCACTATACAAGATTATTTGGTAGTTTCGGATATTTGCGAGGTTTGTAATCAAGGAGAGCTTATCCCACAAGACGAGGAAGGCATTCTCATTTGTAATAATGATAAATGCGGTCAATTCATAACCTATATTGTAGATAGCTCTAAACCCAACAATAAGGACCCACCTAACGAAGTATCTTACACAGCTTACATCCGTCTTAATCATTTTAAAGAAATACTTTCACAATTTCAAGCAAAAGAATCTACACAAATTCCTGACGATGTTATTGACGCTATTAAAGCTCGTATTAAAAAAGAACGTATTACTAACATGAAAGAAATCAATTATGATAAGATGAGAGAAATCTTACGAAAACTAGGTCTTAATAAGTATTTCGAACATATTCAATACATTAATTCACTTTTTGGAATTAAACCTCCTATTATGAATGAAGAACTCCACGAAACGCTTTGTGTTTTGTTTATTGAAATCCAAAAACCGTGGGCTGTTCACTGTCCTCCTAATAGAACAAATTTTTTTAACTATACCTACACATTATATCAACTTTGTGTGCTATTAGATCAAACCCAATACTTGCCCTTTATTCCTATGATGAAAGACCGTGAAAAACAATTAGAACAAGATATGATTTGGAAAAAAGTATGCCAGGATTTGGATTGGCAATACTTCCCTACTGTCTAATTTAGTAGAACAAATTGTAAAATAATATAATAATTTATAGTCTATTATATTAAGATGGGAAGACCAGATTGGGATACATATTTTAAAGAAATAGTTCAAGTAACATCTAAGCGTTCACCATGCGAACGACTTCAGGTCGGTTGTTTATTAGTTAAAGATAATCGTATTATTAGTCAAGGATATAATGGTTTTCTTCCTGGTTGTCCTCACGAAAGTATAGTAAGAGATAATCACGAACAAGCTACTATACACGCAGAACAAAATGCTCTTTGCGATTGTGCCAAAAGAGGAGTCTCTTCTCAAGATTGCACCGCTTATATTACTCACTATCCTTGTTTAATTTGCACCCGTTTGCTATTAGCCTCTGGAATAAAAAAAATTAAATATATTAACAATTATAGAAATGATGAACTGGTGCCATATTTTTTAAACCAAAAAAATGTTACTTGCGAACAAATATAGACTCAATTTCTCATTACTGTAATACCATCAATAATAAGTAAAACAAGGAAACTATATTTAATTGCTTTATAGGATAGACTATCATTTGGTGGCATTCGTAAAAAATTTATATCACCAATCAACAAAACTGGTAATAATATACTAAATATTAGAGAATACTCGTTTCTTCTAAGCACCAAAAATATAGAAACAGAATAAATAATAAAAAGTACCATAAAAATGATGGACCCATACTTATCTAAAGCGTTTTTCAAAAATGAATTATCAAACGTCATATCATCCAAATCATTTATTTTGGAACCCATTTTATAATTCTTATCGCTGAATTTTTTTATAAAATAACTCCAAAAGCACTCTCCCATAAGTAAATTTAAACTAATGAGCCAAATAATTGTTATCAATATATACATCTTATCAAAACCATTTTTGCTTATAACAAAACCATAAAATGAAAATGAAAAAAGTGCCAACCAGTGAAAAACACCAAAAATATTTTTCAAAATCTTATTCATATATAATTTAATTATATATAAATTATTATTTCACTTATGCAGCCAACTTAAGACCACCCAACAAGGATGTGCCTAGAGTGAAACCAGCACCTTGACGTGTGGAAGTTCCCATAGCAGGAATAAATACATCAAGAATGCTAAATGTAGCAGCAGCAGTTAAAGCAATAATTACAATTTCCTCAACAGAAAGTTGTTTCTTGGGAATCAACATAGCACAAATACCTACAGCTAAACCTTCTACAAGGTACTTGATGGCTCTCTTCAATAATTCTTGCAAATCAAACTTAGCGTCCATTATATAATATTAAAACAAAATAATTATTCTACTAAAAAAGATATATAAAAAATAATTCCTATAAATATTATTATGACCGAATTTGAAAAAAAGGTTTTACCATCTGGAGAAAAAAACCCTAAATATGTTGATCTTTGCGATGAAGATCCTCCTATTGCAGGACAGAAATTCGCTTGCATGTCTTTTGTTTCTCCTGAAAAAATTCTTATGAAAAGAGAAGTGTTTTTATTTAATCAATTTATCAAACAGTGGGAATTTTCCAAATCTATGGAAAGATATTTTGATTTTATTCATTTTATTGCTTATAAACATAATATCGAAGTCCAAAAGCTAATTGACGATTTTAATGAATTCGTTACAGAAGAAGCTACTAAGCTCAAAAAAAGTGGAATCGAAGATGATTACAAGAATTTTATTGATAAGCAAGAAGATAAGCTAAACGAACAATTCTCACGAGAGCATTCTTTCCAAACATCTGTTCGTGGTCTCAAACTTAGAGGTGTTTTCCCTAATCAAGATGAGGCTGAGGAAAAATGTAAAAAGTTGCGTGAAAATGACCCCAGTCACGATATTTTTGTTGCACCTATGGGAGTTTGGTTGCCTTGGGACCCAGATGCATACAAGACTGGAAGAGTAGAGCATTTAGAAGAAGAATTGAATGCTCTTCATCACGAGAAGCTCAAGAATGAAGAGAAAGCAAAGAAAGAGTTTGAGGAAAGAGTTAGAGAGAGTAAAAAGAAGGCAATTATGGAAAATATTGAAAAGGCAAAGAAAACTGGTAACTCACTTACCCAAACTATTGATGAAGAAGGAAATCTTACTGGTGTGAAGGAAACTGTTGATTTTGATTCAAGAGAAGCTACCACAATTGAATCTACAAAAATCCGTAATGAGTTATTTGTAAAGGAAACTTTGGAAAAACAAAATAAAACAGAAAATATTGAAGTAACCGTTGAGGAAGATGATGATAATAGTAATAAGGTATAAAAAAAAGATATAAATATAACTACTTTATATCTTTAAATGGAGGTTTATTATGCTTTAATTGCAAAAAAAATAAATATTAAATCTGAAAAGTATAACAAATTTATTTGCAAAGACTATAAAGATTTTTTAAAATTTGAAAGTGTATTAGAAGATTTTAAATTCACCTTGGAACCTGGTTTTAGTTTTTTTTATTCACTATTTAATAATTTTGTTGTTGAATATTACGATAAAAGTTTATATGAAAATATTTCTTACAAATATAAAAAAATACAAGAAATAAAAAAAAATTCTTTTCTATCAAATAAACAAGAATTACTATCTACGCTTTATACCACTCAGAAACATTACTTAGCATTATCTAAATTCGTTCATATCGTTAAATTTAAAATAGCAAAAAACGGAAATACACACGATATGTTTTTTAATGATCTTAATCCTAATAAAACACTTACTATAGTTCAAGATCAAAAGAAATATTTATTTTCTATTTTTGACCTTAAAGAAATTATTAATAAGAGTCTGTCAAATATTGATTATGGTTATCCAAAAGTATTACCTATAAAAAATCCATATAATAATATACCATTTACACAATCTAATTTGTATAATATCTATTTCTTCTTTTTATCTAATTATTATGTTATTCCGCCACTTTTTCATTCTTATTTTCTTGCTAATTTTGATATTGCTTTTTTTGAAAAAGAATACGAATATCAAATTAAAAAACACTATTATAAATTCAAATGTAATTCTTATTCAAATTATAAATGTGTTACTGAAATTAAACATATGCTACACGAATTTAATAAGAAACAACCCAAATCAAAAAGATTTGAATCAATTAGTGAAGATTTTCCTTCTTTAAAGTTAATTCAAATTATGAAACCTTATTTACAACTTTATATACTTTCCAAACATTCACCTCTTATTGTTGATAAAGAAAACTATAAATCAGAATTAAAATACAAGTTAAATCAGTTTATCAAATTTAATCCAAAATTTGGGAGAAAATATGCATTTAATTCAAAATCTGATAAAAAGAAAACTATTTCATTTGAGGATAAAAGTCCACCTTTTAATCAACTTACTAGAGTTTCGTTTTCTTCGTGCCATATTGATAGTATTCCTTTTCCAAACTATTTTTCATTTGATGATGACGATGAACCTGAAGAAAACGAAAACGCAGATACTTTTCATAATAATATGGAACAAATAGGAACCATATTTTCTTCTCCAAGAACAGATATACCTGCTTTTACTAGTAACACAAGAGACCTACAAAATGAATTTCTTGAACTACTAAGAAATAATATTCAAATCACTCAAGATGCCTCTGCCTCATATGTTTATAATAATAGTCTTATTGATTTGAGTTTCTCTGATAGAATTATAGACGCTCATAATCGTCTACATGTAACTCAACCTATACCAGATACAATTCAAATTCCGATTCAAGAAGATGATACTATTTCTTCTTCTGATAATGACTCTATTCCCCCATTAATTAGCCAAGACCTAATTAATGAAGAAGTTGTTATTGAAAATAGTGATGATGCATCTATTTCATCAAATAATGACTCAGATGATGAAGAATTTGAATTTTAATATTTTGTCTTTTTAACATTAATTGGTTGTGAATTCTTCTTTTTGCTTTTACTTGGGTCATATGCCTCATTTTCATCATCAGAACCCATATTTTTAGATAAATCCCAATATTCCTTTGAACCTAATCTAAAATCTGGATGTTTCTCTGCCTTATACCAAAATATTTGTTCATTTAATTTGTTTGATTTTGCATTATTGTTTATTACTAAACATTCATAATTTTCTGTTGTTTGATCCATTACAGTACAAAATGCTTCTAATGTTGGAAACATACTTGCATAATTTTCCCAAATCCTTTTTCTATTTGTTAAATATGGCTCTCTTAAAATAAATACATAATCAATATTTGTTCTTAGATTGGGAGGTATTCCTAAAGGATATTGCATAGTAATAATTAACATTACCTTCCAGTGACGCCCATTCATAAATAATAATCTCATCATCTTATCTCTGGTCCAGCCCTGATCGTAAAGACAATCATCCAAAATTACAAATGTCCTTGGATCAATTGATGTCCTTCCATATTGTTCTATATCTTTATTCATTTGTTTCAATACTACCTTTTGTCTTCTTAAAATATTCTCTATTAAAACTGTATTGTATTCTTCATGAATAAACAGTTTAGGGACATGTGCTGAATAAAAACCATTTCCTGCTTCTGTTCCTGATATAACTGTTCCGATAGGTATATCCTGATGATAAAATAATAAATCTCTAACTAAAAATGACTTTCCTGTATCTCTTCTTCCAATCATAACAATTACTGGACCTTTATTTTCTTCTTTTTTAAATGTAATTTCTTTCATATTAAATTTTCTTAATTCTAAAGCTGACATAATATTATAACTTTATAAAATATTATGTGTATAACAACTTATTGAGTTTATTTCCTAAATAAATTATGTGAATATGAATTATATTTTTTTTTTAAATGAATACTTACCATAGTAAATTTGATATTAAATCAATTTCTAAAATAGACCCTAATTTTAAAGTTTTAGAAGAAAAATTTCATACTTCTGCTTTTGATTATAATCTATTTTCTATAAAAAAAATACAATCCTACTATCCTATTTTAGAATTATTCACGACTTTAGAAGAAAGTAATTATAACAATACTACATTAAATCATAAATATCAATTTCTCTCTTTAAATTCTGTATTTGATACTAATGAAAATAAAGAGATAACAAAAGATGTCTTTATAAAATGCTCTCCTTTAATCAATCCCACTAAATATTTAGTAGGAAAATACAAACAAGATGATACTATCTATAATCTACCTTCTCTTAATCAAGACCTAAATAAAAAAGTTAACTCTAAAATATTGGATAAAAACAATATTTCTTATATTGATAACTTCTTTTGCTTTCTTTGCTCCAAATTGTTAGACCAACATCATTTTTTGCACGGTATTGATTATTATGGTTCCTTTTTAGGAATTCAAGAAAAATTTAAAACCAATATTTCAGATGACTTAGATTTCTTATACTCTTATTCTTTCTTTTCAAATAATATTAATAAGCTTTATGATGTTGAAAACCTACCTTTCCGTAACTATTTCTCTGATAATTCTAGGTCCAATAGAGAAAAATTAACTCTTACTGATGCTGAAGATATAGATATCCCCATGGACGAACTTGAAATCCTTGACCTTTCTCAAACTACTATAGAATCCTCTAACGAAAAAACTCTTGTCTATGAAAATAGTAACATTCATAATAGCTCCGAAACAGATACTGATTCTGAAACATCCAGCGATAATAGCGAAATTGTCAATAGCGATGATGAAGAAGAAGAAGATGAAGAAGTTTATACCAGTGAATCAGATGAAAGTGATGAAACTGAAGATAATGACGATGACAATAACGATAACATTTACGCATACATTTACGATTATCCTATACAATTTATTTGTCTTGAAAAATGTAAAGGCACATTTGACGATTTATTAGAAAATCAATTAATTAATCACGAAAATGCTGCCGCTTATCTTATGCAAGTTATTATGACCCTTATTGTTTTACAAAAAACATTCCATTTTACTCATAATGACTTACATACTAACAATATTATGTATATTGAAACTGATATTGAATTTTTATATTATCAAATTAATAATCAAATCTACAAGGTCCCTACTTATGGTAAAATCTTTAAATTAATTGATTTCGGAAGAGCTATTTATAAATACGATACTCATCTTTTCTGCAGCGATAGTTTTGCCCCAGGAGATGATGCCGCCACGCAATACAATTTTGAACCCTATTATAATGAAAAAAAACCTCGTATAGAACCCAATATGAGTTTTGATTTATGTCGTCTTGGTTGCAGCATTTTTGATTTTATTATGAATGACATAAACGAATCTTCTCTTGACCCTTTACAAGAAACTATCGCCCGTTGGTGCACAGATGATAACGGAAAAAACGTGCTTTATAAAAAGAACGGCGAAGAAAGATACCCTGATTTCAAACTATACAAAATGATTGCAAGAACCGTTCATAATCATACGCCTCAATCTCAATTAGATTTCCCATATTTCTCTCAGTTTTTATGCAAAACAAATAACAAACCTACCATTAATATTGATTCTATCCCTTCTTATTACAAATAATTTACACTTCTAATATATTAAAACTTTTAATACATTAGAAACCTGGCTCTCCTGTAAATACCTCCGTATTCTTTACATTTTCTACCTTCGTATCAGTTATAATGTTAAAAAACTCTGTTAGAGTTCCACTCATCTTGAAAAATAAAAATAGACTTACCAAAGAAGACAAAAATACAAAAAATCCTTCACGAATTATTTCCTTTGTTGGTTTTAACTTCTTCTGGACGAACTTTCCTTCCATTAATACTACGATGCCATATACAATTGATATTAATAACGAAATTAAAAACAATTTTTCCATTATATACCGAATATAGAAGTTTTATTTCTAAAATTTACGCATATTATTTAACCTAAAACTTCTACTCCGTCTAAAAGAACCTCATCCTTCTTACTAAAAGGGTCCTCCAATTCTTCAAAATCAGTTAAACTAATTGGCTCATCCATGATTTGAATTCTCTCATCATCTTCATCATCAGAATAACTCTCCATAGCCTTTGTTACACTTATATTATTCAAATCCTCCATAGACATAGGTTGTTCCTTTATTTCATCTTCTGACGTTAATACATTATCCATTTCATTAAATGTTAATCTTGTAACTACTTCCTTATCATCTCGGTCTTGTATTGTTGGCACTACCTCTGGCACCTTCTCCTCATCTTTTTCTTCGGATTTTTCTTCCTCATCTTCTACTTTTTCCTCTTCTGGCTTCTTTTCCTCATCCTCTTTCTCTTCTATGTTCTCAATTATTACTTCCTCATCCTGCTCTACACTCTCATCCATATACGCACGAATAATCTCCTCTGTTGGTATAGAATCACGAATTGCAGTTAAAATACACTCTTGTATAATTACCTCTAATTCTCTATTATTCTTCTGTTGTTGCAAAGGACTCGTATTTCTTTCAAATAAATATACATTTGAATATACCTTTCTTGCTGTTTGAATATACACCTTATGAATAAAATCATCTAATTTTGGAATAGAAATATCTATTTTCTTTTGCTTATTTCCAACACGAATACAAGTTAATATCTTTAATTGAATAATATGAACACAAGTAATTAAATCCTCCAAATAATTACACTTACTTCTTTCTAATATTCTATTTCTCTCATTCTCAATAATTTGATTATTCCATTTTGGAATTCTTGACAAAAAATTCTGAAAAGTCATTAAATACTTGGATGCTTCATCATTCTGCACACATAAATCCCAAGACTCGTTAAATATTGAGCGAATACCCTCATTAACCAAAGGTGTAAAAATGCTTACTAAACGACTACACCACTCATTTCTAGACTCGTTTAAATTTGATATTACGAAATCGTCCATAAATATTATAATAGCATAATACATTTTAAATCCTTATTTGAACGAATATATAAGTAATCTAAAATATAAAACATAAGCAACTTTTCATTTCTATACTCTGACTTTATCTTTTCAAAACACATATTTGTTTTATATTTCAAATTTTTATCCAAACTTTCATCCTCCTTTAATATATTTACTAAATCTAAACAAGATATTCCTTCATTATACCATTCCTCTGACAACTCCACCAGATTTTTATGCGTTTTTTCTATTTTACCTAATTCTTCTCTTATTTTTTTTCCTAATTCTTCACCGTTTTCCAAATTGTATTTCTTATTCGTAAAATGTTTATGCAAACTTACTATTTCATTCTTCTCATTTATTAAATCTGGAACATATATTTCACAAAATCTTGATAATATCGGATTCAATAATTTGTTTTTATCTTCCAAAATTATAAAAAATCGCGTATTATAACTAAACTGCTCTATGCAACGTCTTAATGCTGACTGTGCATCCATCGTTAAGTAACCCGCATTAATCAATAATATTGTTTTAAAAAATACACCACTATTTTTTTGTAAATTTGATTTGGCAAAAAATTTTAAATCCTCACGAATAAATTTTATACCTTTACCATGCGCACAATTTACTAACAATACATTCTGTTTTATATTTACCTTATCAAAATTATATATTTTATTTATGAAATCATTTACTATTGTTCTCTTTCCTGAACCTGAATTCCCGTGAAATATTATATGGGGTATATTATTTTTCTGTATAAATCCATCTAATTTGCTATATATATTTTTGTGAAATGGCAAATAATTCATATACTAATTTTAGTTACTTTTTTATATATTTTTAAACGCTATCTTCCTTTTTTACCAATACCATATCTTTTGTAAATTTATATCTCTCAAAATGCATCGTCTTTCTTCTCAAATTACAGCTTAAACAACTTATTTCAACATTATTTACATTATGTCCTTCCTCATTACTCAATCTTTCTAACGACCACTGTAAAGGTTCTCTTACGTTCTCATAAATTATTTGCACGTTTTGTTTACAATAAAAGCATTTTCCTTCACAATTTAATATCTTTTCTATTATTTCATCTATTTTTATAAATCGCTCTTTATCATAATGCTCCTTCTTTTTATCTTGATGCATATAACTACTCCTTTTTCCAGATAATTCTTTATATACTAATTGACAATCCCCTTGCAACTTATTTTTTCTTTTTATATCTTTTAATTCATTCAACACCTCAAGAGCATCCAAATCTTCTTTCCAATTTACATTATTTACTATCTCTCGTTTTTTCTTCTCTTTGGGCTTTGCATTCTGTTTTTTTTCCTCTGGTAATTGTATAATTTTCTTTTCCATTATACAATTATTACATTTTATCGTTTAAGTCAAAATCACTATCATTCTTTGGATAACCAAATAATTTTCCTATTACTCCTGATACATTATGATTTGTTGGTGTGCTTGAACTTGACTCATTCTTACTATCTCTACTTGAGTTATCATCATCTTTTAAATCTATTTCTTCTATTATTTCATCGTTTTCCAAATCATTTTTTTCAAAACGAATATTTTCTTTTTGAGATAATTGAAATTCATCATTTTTTATCGTATTGTTCCTGATTTTATTAAATATTTTTTGTTTTCCGTTTAATTCTTTCTCACTTTCGCTTGTGCTATAAGAAAAACTACTACTTAATGAACTTGCATAGTTTCGTTTTTTTTGATTTTCTATATCATATTGATTATTATGTATCTTTAATTCATGTTCTGTTAAGCCATAATATTCGTCTGGATAATATAATTCTTCATTTTCTTTACTCACTTCTTGTTTCATTCTATCTATATCTTTCGTTTTATTTGAATTTTGATTAAAAATATAATTGTAATTTCTTAATGCCTCTTCCTTCTTCTCTATATCATCATAATTATAAGATTCAAAATCACGTATTCCTAAATCGTGTTCTATTCTTACATTTTCACCTAATGCATGATGAATCTTCTCTGTATTTTGATTCATTCTATATGCCTTTAATAATTTTTTCGTATCATCTACACTACTTCTCGTGTTTATTAAATCTTCACGAATATTTAATTTTCTTTCTATCAATTGTTCCATTTTTTTCCTTAATTCTGTATCTTCTACTTGATGTTTTACTTTATTTAACAACTTATTTTCTTTGTATAACTCCTTCAACTCATTATTTAATTTTTTTAACATATTTGTTTTTACTTCTATATCATTTGCATGACTTACTTTTTCTATTTCTTGCGTGCAATACATATCACGTGCCTTTTTATGAAACTTTGAAGTGTGAAATATTCTTGTAAATATGAAATTTAAACAACCCAGATTTGTTTTATATTTATATAATTGTGAGAACATAAGTGGCTCCATTTTTGAATATATCGTATCCTGCTGTTCTATTATAAATTCTTGTAATTGTAAAGTTATCATTTCTTCACGATATTTTAATTCATCCTTCTTTGTCAACAACATATCTATTTCATTATCTATACTTACTTTTAATTCCGCTGAACCATCTTTTTCAAATAATTCTTTTAATTTATTCCATTCATTATATTCATAGTCTATATCTCTTTTATAATAATCAAAATTATGGTCTATTAATATTTGCTTTCTTATTTTTAATTTATTTATATACAGAGCAAATGTTGATAATACATTCACTATTTGCTCTTTCAATTCATCAAATTTGAAAAATCTTGAAATTGCCAATATTAACGCTACATACGTTGATAAACTTATTGATACTACAGTTGCTATATATGATTCAGGAAATTCAAATACACCATCTGCTGTTTGAATAAATGTAATCGCTGTTGATGCTACTATGATAGATATTTGTATCCATCCTATTTTACTTGTTAACTCGTGATATTTTAATTCTAACAACACCTTCTTTTTCAAATCTGTTTCTAATAAACGCTCATTTATTTCAAACTTTTTCTTTTTTTCTGAATTTATATTTCTTTTACATATTTCAAAATAGGTTTTCGTCTTTTTTATTGTATTTTTCCTATCTTCATTATCCATTTTTACTTTATATAATTCTAATTTTTGTTCTTCGTCTACTACCATAATATAATATATCAAGAATAAATTGAAAAAATATAAACATATTTATATTCACATATTATGAATAAACTTTATTATATTACTATTGCCACCAAACCTCATATTGTGCTTGAAAAAATTAAGCAAAAAGTGCAAGAAAATAAAGAAGATATCTATGTTTTAGGCACACAAGAAAATAGACCTATCGGATGGAATGCAAAAGGAAACTTTGGTATCAAACTCAAAGAAGTTAAAGATTTCCTTTTAAATCAACCTCTAAATAACGATGATGTTATTTTATTTACTGACGCTTACGATGTTATCTACTGCAGCAACCACTCAGAAATATTAAAAAAATTTTATGAATTTGACCACCCTATCGTTTTTGGAGCTGAAACTGAATGTAATCCAGACCCCAGTCAAGCCATTAAATACACTATTAGAGACAAAGAATTTTCATATTTAAATAGTGGCCTATATATCGGTTATGTTTGGGCTATTAAACAGTGTATTCTTGAATATGAATATAACGACCAACACGATGACCAGTTATATTGGACTTTACAATATTTTAAACATCCTAATCTTATTACTCTTGATTACAATAATAAACTATTTTTAAACACATACAATATGAATATGGATTTCTACAGTTATGACGGACAAAAAGGAAATTATAAAGATAGAATTCCTTGTTTTATTCACGTAAACGGCCCAAATAAATCAGAATTATCTTCTTATTTTTAAATGTTCTCGTATTTTTTATATTTTTCTAGTTAAAAATATAAACTTGATATACTCTTACTGCATTATGGTGTGTATATAAACAACATCTATGATATAATCTATCATATTTAAAAAAGATGAATATTTTTTAGTAAAAAACTTCAGGTTGATTTTTGAAAATGGACATTTTTAAAATGTCCAATTTTAAAAAAACGATTTTGAAATTTGAAATAAAAAAAACGAAAAAATGAATTTTGCCTGAAACTGCTGTAAACACCAATTTTTTAATGCATTAGTTGTTACTGAAAAATTTTTTATACTTTTGTAAAAAAAGGATTTAGGAACTTTTTATGTAAGTATTTTATACTTACAAAATGGAACTAAATAATGAAAAAAAAGTTCCAAAATTTTTCTGTGAAAAATGCAACTATTCTACCGAGCGAAAATCTCAATATGAAAGACACCTATTGACAGCAAAACATAAAAATACTTACAATACTTACAAAAATACTGACAAAAAGGTTCCAAATAGTTCCAAACCATTTTCGTGTGAATGTGGAATGAATTATAAACACCGACAAAGCTTATATAATCATCAAAAAATATGTAAGAAATTAGAAAAAAATAATGATACACCTCAAACCATTAATGCTGATGAAAATAATTTAAAAGAAAATGATGGAAAAAAAGAAATAAAATTTGAAGGTGTTTCAAATGAAACAATCAACGAGATTTTAAAACAAAATCACGAAATAGTGGATATGTTAGTAGAAGAACGAAAACGTAATGATGAGTTACAAAATCAACTGATAGAAGTGTCAAAAGAAATAAAAACAGTTAATAATAATAACACAATTAACAATAATGTGAATAATACGTTTAATTTACAAGTATTTTTAAACGAACACTGTAAAGATGCATTAAATATAACAGACTTTATTAATTCTTTGCAATTATCTATAACAGATTTACAGGAAACAGGAAGATTAGGGTATGTAGATGGAATTAGTCGTATTTTTGTAAAGGCATTAAGAGATTTGGATGAAAAGGAAAGACCAATACACTGCACAGATGCAAAAAGAGAAGTGATGTATATAAAAGATGAGAACAAATGGGAAAAAGAAACAAAATCTGGTAGCAAAATTAAGAAAACAATACAAAAAATTCAGGATAAAAATTTGGAAATGTTACCAGCTTGGCAAGAAGAAAATCCAAATTTTTGTGATATGAATACAAAAGAAAATGAAGAATACATAAAAATATCTTTGCATTCCTTAGGAGATATAGAAAATCAAGAAAAACAAGATGAAAAAATTATAAAAAACGTAATGAAAGAAGTGGTTATTGATAAACAAGCAATAAAATAAATTATAAAAAAAGGAAATAAACATATTTCATGATAATATTTAAAGAAATAACTATTATTATGAATTTAAAACAAGAAGAAACCAATCAAGACAACGAAGAAATCACATTAAATAATATTGACTCTTTATTAGAACAAGAAAGGCAATATAATAAAACGGAAAGCTGGGTTAAACTTGATAAGAATGTAAAGCGCCAAATATTGCATTCTTATGCAGAGAAATATGGTAAAGAGCATAATTTGCCTGTAAAAGAGATAAAAGCTTTAAAATCCTTTTTTTCAACCTGTTTGGAAAAGAATAAATTAAATAGAACAAAAGATGTTCAGTATAATAAAGAAACGCAATTAATTACAAATATACCCAACTTATTTTTTAATAAAAATACAAAAAACTATACTATAAAATCAAGTGATGCAAAACGAGTATCCACACTAAAATCATTAACTCCTAAAAAGAAAACAATTGAAGAAAATATATAGAACAATCAGTATATGAATATAAGGAATTTCATTTAAACTATGACTGTTAATTTAAATGAAGATGAGATAGCAGATATGCAAGAAACAATCGGAGAACTAATAGAAAACTATATGGAGGAAAATATTGTATATTTTTTTAATGATGATTTTCAAGATGAAATGATTTCGTCTATAAGTTCTCTTGTTTATTATGATATGTTAAATGGAATTGAATTATCAAGTGAAGAAGATTTGGAAATATTAGAACAAGATATAAATGAGTTGGTAGAAGATAGTGTTGAGAACTATTTTCAATTTAATAGAATACCAAAGCGTTCTAATTCCATAACTTTTGAAGATGTATATCAAGATAGTGAAGAGGAATTAAAAAATAAAATAGAGTTTTTAGAAATGCAAGAACAGCCAGAACAAAAGACAAGAGAATGGTATCAATTCCGATATAATTTAATTACCGCAAGTAATTTGTGGAAGGTGTTTGGAACAGAGTCGCAAGTAAATAGTTTAATTTATGAAAAGTGCAAACCCTTCGAGGAAATAAGTGGAGATGGATTACAAAGTGGACCTTTATTTTGGGGTATAAAATATGAGCCAATTACGATTTTAATTTATGAGAAGATGTTTCATACCAAAATACAAGATTTTGGATGCATTAAACATATCAACTATCCTTATATAGGTGCATCTCCAGATGGCATAAATGTAGACCCAACAAGTATGAGATATGGAAGAATGTTAGAAATTAAGAATATATTTAATCGTGAGATAACAGGTGTTCCAAAGAAAGAATATTGGGTTCAAATGCAGTTACAAATGGAAGTTTGTAATTTAGAGTCTTGTGATTTTGTAGAAACAAGAATAAAAGAGTTTGAGAACCAAGAAGAATATATAGAAAAGTGTAATGAACATGAATATTATGGAATAGTGGTAGTGTTAATGCCAATATTTAAACCTTGTGATATAAGTAGTAATGAACAGGTTCTCGTATATAATAAAAATAAGTTAGTGCATAGGATATTAACAGAAGGAACGATTGAAGAAATAGAAAGTCAAATAGAATGTATAAAAGAGGATAATGAGAACTTTTATATTAGTGAAATAAATTATTGGTATTTGGATGAACTGTCTTGTGTATTTGTAAAAAGAAATAAGCCGTGGTTTGAAAAGAGTTTGCCATTAATAAAAGATGTATGGAATATTATTGAAAAAGAAAGAGTAGATGGTTACGAGCACAGAGCAAGTAAAAAAAGAAAGCCATCTATAGACAATACAGACTCACCAGGAAAATGTTTACTTGCTATGAGTGATGATAGTTCTTAGAATCAGAAATATATAAATATAAAAACTATATAGAATTATTAGCTCTATATAATTAATAGTATGGCTGACGAAGAAGAGATTTACGTGACAAAGCGAAATGGTAAGAAAGAATACGTTCATTTTGATAAGATTATGAAACGTATAAGAACGATAGGTCAAGAATGTAATATTAAAATAAATTATTCAAGTCTTGCTATGAAGGTAATAGACCAGTTGTATTCAGGAATTTCAACAACAAAAATAGATGAATTGTCTGCAGAGCAGTGTGCTTCTCTTGCATCAACTCATCAGGACTATAATGTATTAGCTGGAAGAATAATTATATCTAATCATCATAAAAATACTGATAGTTCTTTATTTGAAGTAACTAAAAAGCTATATAATAATACAGATATTCATAAAGTTCATAGTCCAATAGTAACAAAAGAAATGTATGATTTAGTAGAAAAGCACCAGGAGGTGTTAGAAAAAGCCATAGATTTTGAAAGAGATTACTTGATTGATTATTTTGGTTTTAAGACGTTAGAGAGAGCATATTTAATGAAGATTAATAATAATATTATAGAGAGACCACAGCATATGTGGATGCGTGTAAGTTTAGGAATTCATAAAAATAACATAGAAAAGGCTCTGGAGACTTATGAATATATGTCTCAGAAGTATTTTACACATGCAACTCCAACATTATATAATGCAGGAACACCAAAACCACAGTTGTCATCGTGTTACTTATTGGCGATGGAAGATGATAGCATCGGAGGTATTTATAATACATTAAAGGATTGTGCTATGATTTCAAAGTGGGCTGGCGGAATTGGATTGCATATTCATAATGTCCGTGCTTCTGGTAGTCAAATTAGGGGCACTAATGGAACATCAAACGGTATTGTGCCGATGTTAAAAGTGTTTAATAATACTGCAAAGTACGTTGACCAGGGAGGCGGAAAACGAAACGGTAGTTTTGCAATTTATTTGGAGCCTTGGCATGCAGACATAGAATTATTTTTGCAAATGAGAAAAAATCATGGTGATGAAGAATTAAAAGCACGTGATTTGTTTTATGCCTTATGGACTCCAGACCTCTTTATGGAGAGAGTAAAGACCGATGGTAATTGGACGTTAATGTGTCCCGATGAGTGTCCCGGTTTGAACGAGGTTTATGGCGAAGAATTCAAGAAATTGTATGAGAAATATGAAAAAGAGGGACGAGGAAAAAAGACATTAAACGCACGTGACTTGTGGTTTCAAGTATTGGACGCACAGATGGAAACGGGAACACCTTATTTGTTATATAAAGATGCGTGTAATAAAAAGTCCAATCAAAAGAATTTGGGAACAATTAAATCAAGTAATTTGTGTAGTGAGATTGTAGAATATTCTGATGAAAAGGAGACAGCAGTATGTAATTTGGCAAGTATATCATTAACCAATTTTGCAAAGACAGATGAAGATGGGAAGGCATATTTTGATTTTGATGAGCTTCATAAGATTACCAAGATAGTAGCATATAATTTGAATGAAATCATAGATGTGAATTTTTACCCAACGGAAAAGACTTTGCGAAGTAATATGAGACATCGTCCAATCGGTATTGGAGTGCAAGGATTGGCAGATGCGTTTTTTAAAATGAATTACTCATTTACTTGTGAGGAGGCACAAAAATTAAATAAGGATATTTTTGAAACGATTTATCATGCTTCCTTGGAAACTTCTAATGAAATAGCTATTTCAAGATATAATATAGTAAATGAAAAAAGGTATACAAAAACAGTAATAGATACTTCTGTATATGATATTTTTAATGATTTTGAAAAGAATCTTTGGAAGGCGATGGATGAAAAGAAGAAGACGGTAGGCAGTTATAGCACGTTTGAAGGTTCACCGATGTCAGAGGGAATTTTTCAATTTGATATGTGGAATGTAAAACCGAGTGCAAGATATAATTGGGAGGAGTTGCGAACAAGTGTTATGACATATGGTATTCGTAATTCTTTGTTATTGGCTCCGATGCCAACAGCTTCAACATCACAAATTCTTGGAAATAATGAATGTATAGAACCAATCACAAGTAATATTTATAGTCGTCGAACGATGGCGGGAGAGTTTGTATTAGCTAATAAATATTTAATGAAGGATTTGATGGAAATAGATTTATGGAATGAAAAAATCAAAAATAATATTATTGCAAATAATGGAAGTATTCAACAGTTGGAAATGGTTCCTGAAAATATTCGTGAAAAATATAAAACGGTGTGGGAATTGCCTATGAGGATGTTAATTGATATGGCAGCAGACCGTGGAGCTTATATTTGTCAAAGTCAAAGCTTGAATTTATGGTTGGAAGACCCAAATTATAATACTTTAACATCTATGCATTTTTATTCCTGGTCGAAGGGATTAAAAACAGGTATATATTATTTACGAAGAAGAGCAAGACATCAAGCACAACAGTTTACAATTGAGCCTGAAAAAACAAGAAATGATAGTTTAGTTGGTGAAACGGAGGATGAAATATGTGAAATGTGTTCTGGATAATTAGATAAAATAAGTGCAATTTTATATAAATCTATATTATATAAAATGAGTAATAATTTTGATATAGGAAATTTTACTAATATTACCGATAGAGATTTTAAAATGGAAATAATGGAAATAGATGAAGATGATACTAGAAAAATAAGACATGTATTTGTTATAAGTTGTCATGGTATAGAATCAAATCAAAGTGAAAATAGGTATTATTATTCAGTTGAAGATGTAATATTTAAAAATTTGGGTTGGATATCAACGGGTGTTAATTTATCTGCGTATGCTGATGAGGTAAATGAAAAATTATTTAATTCAGATGAGGAGAATGGGTTTGATTTATTTAGGACAATAAATACAGAAGTGTGTTTGAGAGATCAACAAGACTTTTCAAATGGTTATATTACAAATATAAACCTTCCTCCTATGTTATTTGAGTTTAGAGATTCCGATAAATTTAATAATGATAGAATGATGTCTGAAAGAATGGGATTATATTTTGCTACTGTAGAAGAAAGTAACTATACAGATAACGAGGGAAAGGAAAAAGTAAGATATACAACCACAAATTTAGAACATATCGTTCATTTTAATAATTTAAATGCAAGCAGTATTCCTAATGTAAATATAATAAATGAAAGTCCAGAAAACCATATTGAAACATATTTTGAATTGGGACAACAACAACCTTGGCAAAAAATATTTGGAATGGCTAATACATTTTTATTAAAAAAAATGGAAAATGGTATTATTAATGAAGAAGATTTAAATAATAATGTATATTTTCGTATATTTTGTTGTAGAGCCACTCTTAGAGTTGATAGTGAAACAAATCAAGTTGACCGCAGTATGAAGACACCTTTATTATTAAATTATAATAAATATTATAAACCAGTTGAGAGTGAAAATACATTATATTTGTATAATGAAATATTGAATACAGCTATATATGATAAAGAGGTAGCATTAAGATTATATAATATATGTTTTTACAGAAACCCATTCAACGATGAAAAATTTCCTATAAATTATGATGAAGAGCTATTGCGTATATATTATATGTTAATGGTAAATATAAATCCATATATTGCGATTCCATATATAAATGATAATATACCAGATTATGAAAGGCAAACTATAATATCCTTTCCTTCTGATAGAACTAATAGTGTTGTATATAAATTAACTGCTATGCTTACCAGAGAAATAGATAATAAGTATTGGAGTATTCCTTTGATAAAATTACCGTTAGATAATAATAGTTATGAGTTATGTAAATTAATTTCAGATGTTCTTTTACAAGATACGAGAGTAAGACGTTCTTATTTTATAGCATATAAAAATAATCCATTAGATAATGAAAATGAAAGAGGAATTATATTATCTATTTATGGATATTTAACATCAAACCAATTAGGACAAGCTATTGGAATAATAGAAATTATTCAATATAATTTAGATAGAAACATTATTAATTCAGAATTTAATGAAGAAGAAATAAATAATATGTTACGAAATAATACTCATAAAATTAATTTTACATATAACGTGCCCGGTATAGATTTAGAAGTTGAAAAATGTAATTTGATTTTAAATTCAATTAATAAATTAAATCAAGATTATGGTTTTACCTACATTCATTTATTATTTAAAGATATTAGTATATATATAGGAGGTATGAATAATAATCGTTTAAATCAATATAATCCAAATGTAACAGATAAAAATAATAATGAAAATATGCAAGTTGTTAGCAAGATAGAACCAAATGATTATGATATGCAATTACTTACTGGTCAGATGGATACAGGAAATAAACAGATACCCTTTCAATCTATTCCTGCTGGAGATGTTAGAAAATATACAAAAAAAGACGTGGAACCAGTTTTTAAATTAACTTTGCAACAACCATCTGAGTCGGAGCCTATGGATGTAGAATATGACCCAAACTATGATGGGGTTATTGCAGCAACAAGTCCTTATTATCAGAATATTGATAGTCAAAGAACAGACCCTGAATTTTCTACACAAGGAACTCCAAGAACTCCAGATAGACTTCCACGTGAACCTCGTTTTTACACACCAAATCAAGGTATAACAAGGTCAACACCCTCCAGTAATGTAAGCGGCACAACAACTCTACCAGATTCTCAGCCTGGTTCTCTTACTGTTTCTCCAAATACATCATATCCAAAAAGAGGACCCGGAAGTCCAGGAAGAGGACCAAGACTATTACATCGTGTTCCTTCGTATTCTATTCTTAGTCGTTCGTCCTCAGGACATAATACAGATAGTGATATGGAAGAAGATGAATCAGGAAAATTACCTCCTGGTTCAACTGGTGGTAAAAAACAAAAAGTAAAAAGTAAAAAGAGTTCACGAAAAAAAAATTATGTGCCAATTATAACATCAAAAAAGATAAAATTAACAAAGAAGTGTTATCATAAAGAGAAAGACTGTTGTTGTGATGTAGATAAATCAAAATGTTCTATACACAAATGTAAACCTAAAAATTCTAAAAAGCAAACAAAGAAAAAGAATAAAAAAAAATAAGTTACTTTTATAAAATAATTTATTTTTCATTTTAAGCAGTTATTAAAGAGCCGCTTTCGTAGTTATGTCTCATTTTTAAATAGCATCGTAAACAGGCCAACACATCAATCATAGAATTATGAAATCCATCTACAGTTTCATTAGGAAAGAGTTGACTATGAAGTTCGTTGAGTTTGGGCCACTTCTTTTTTCCAGGCTTACCATCTTTTTCTGGTAAAACAATATTACAAAGGTCGGTTCCTTTTTTCATAGTGCAGTATCTATCAATATGATGAATTTTTTCATACATAGGTTGAAAGCAATTAAATACTTCTGGATATTTATCCATAAGAGTAATTCTATATCTTTCCATGGAAACTTGAATAGCCTTTTCATCAAAATCCATATTATGTGCTACCAGACCGTTGCAAAACATATACGCTTCGTGGAATTTTTTTAATACTTCTTCAATAGGTTGACCCTTTTCTTGTAGAGTTTTTTTAGTAATACCAGTAATATTGGTTATAAACTCAGGTAATTCAATTTCATCTGGGAGTTTAATATATGCGTCATAGCTATAATCAATTTTATTTTGATGAATATCATATACTACAAAACTGAGTTGAATAATATAGGGGTAATCTTCTATTTTTAAACTGTTATTACTATAATATGATTGCCGTCTGACTTGTGGCATAAGGCCTGTAGTTTCTACATCAAATACAAGATATCTTTTTCTACGAATAGGAACAGGCACGGAATTATCCATAATTTATATTTAAATTATTGATTAAAGTATTTATATATCAATTTTTTACTTTTTCATTTCTTTTAATTCTAAATATTCTTTCTTTAAATTTTTTACTTCGTGCACTAACAAACTAATTAAACCATTATAATTAATAGATTGAGGCTCAGGTCCGTCTTTCTCACCACTCACTAAGAATGGATATTTTTCTTGTAATTCGTGTGCGATTAATCCATAATCATCGCGCTTTAAATTGGTATTATAAAACTCTACAGGACGGAGTTCATTTACGGTGTCTTCTTCACCGAGATCTTCTACATTTTCTTTAATACGATAATCTGAACTGTATGTAGTGCTTCCTACTTTAATTGAACCAACTGAGTAAATATCTTGGAATTGTGATGATTTGTAAGGGATAGATAACATTAGATTATTATTAGGGTCTAATAAGTATTCCATATTGGCTTTGGAGTAAAATGTATCGTTATTTGTAAGCTGATTGCTAATAAGGTATGGAATATAATGAAAATTCTTTCCATAATCATAAGAAATAAAGTTAGAATTTAATACTATTTTTCCAGAATGAGAAATACCGCAATTTATATTGGTTCTAACAGTTGTTATAGGAACATTTTCACGTTTCGTATATAATTCAGTTACATCAGATGAAGATAATTCACTATCATAGACTCTAACGTAATGTATATTACCTGCAAGTGCTGCGTCAGAACCCCAATTAGATCTGCCTATCCACATATTTGTTCGCGATTGAACAGTATATTTTGTAGTGCTTCCAGTGCCACATAAAGACCCATCTTGATAAAGTGTTAATACACCAGATGTGCTCATAATACCAACTATGTGTGTTAATACTCCATTTGTTATTGTTGAACCAGTTGTAACTTGAATTCCATCGGAGTTAATACCCCAGTAAAGTTGGCTACTTGTTCCGAAACGACACAATAAAAGATTATTAGCACCAGATCCATTAGAAACACCAAAATCCAGTATTCTGGCATAGTTACCTGATGAATTAAATTTCATATATACTTCAAATGACATTCCTCCTCCTGTATTAAA